CTTTTTCTATATCAAGCCGTGGCAGGTCGAGGAAATGCCGAAGTGGAAGATGTTCCTGCTCGACAGCGGGGCATTCACGTTTATGCACGGGGTAGAGGCTTCATCAAAGCCAGTGGATTGGGACGGGTACATGAGCAGGTATATCGACTTCATCAACCGCCACAACGTGCAACACTTCTTCGAGTTGGACGTAGATATCATCGTAGGTTATGATGCGGTAAAGCGCATGAGAACCCGCCTTGAAGCCGAAACGGGCAAGCAGAGCATTCCCGTCTGGCACCGCTCCCGTGGCCTTGACGAGTTCAAGCGTCTGTGCAGGGACTATCCCTATATCGGCATCGGTGGCTTCGCAATCAAGCACATTCAGCCCAGCGAGTACGGCTACATCAAACGGCTGGTGCAGTATGCGAACGCCTGCGGGGTGCGGGTGCACGGTTTGGGCTACACCAAAAAGGACGCGGTTGACTTTGGCTTTTATAGCGTGGACAGCACCACATGGACTACACAGGTCAATTTTGGCGGCTTGTCCTACTTCAACGGCTCAGAAATGGTTGTGGTCAGACCCCCGAAGGGCATGATAGGCGCAGACTACCGGATTCGCCGAGAGTATGCGCTGAAAGAGTGGATCAAATACCAGAAGTACCTTGATACGAAAGAAAAATGGCGTGGATAAAGATATCGTATACCGCGTTGAGGATGGCATGGACAGAGAAAAAATCCTCTGCACCACCTACCAGATGCGGAATTTTTATATGCAGTTCAGAGACGGTTTCTTCACCAATCTGGACGTAATGAACTATATCCAGCACCTTGCCGCCGCCCACATGGCGAAAAAGGGCATGAACGTGCTGGATGTGTGCTGCGGCCGCTCTCTGATGCTCCCGCTGCTGCGCTACTACGCAAAGGATATTGCATCCTATACCGGCGTAGACATCAGCAAAGCGAACATCAAAGAGGCTATGCGCGGCGCGACCGCAAAAAATCTCGAACCCAAAGACCTGGCCTCCTACTATCCGTTCCGGGTGGGCTGGAAGCTGGGCAACGTTGCCGAGATGTCGAAAGTCATTCCGGCGGAGTTCGCCGATTTTGTAATTTACACCTCTGCCATTGAGCACATGCACCCCGTAGATGGCGCAAAAAGCCTTGCAGAATGCTACAAGGTGATGAAGCCGGGTGCAAAAATGTTTCTCTCCTGCCCGAATACCCCGGGCAATGGGTATCAGACCCAGTACCGCGCCCACGTCTATGAGTGGGGTTACGATGAGCTGAAAAGTAAGCTGGCCGAAATCGGATTCAGCATTGTGCAGGAAGTGGGCCTGGTCACCAGCGTCCGGGAAATGGACGAGTTCTATTCCAAGCAGGAGCCGGCACTGCGGGACTTCTACACCCGCATGAAAGCCTATGTCCCGTCTGCATTCCTCACAACCTTTATGGCGATTCCGTTCCCGCGTGAGGCAAAAGAACTGCTGTTCATCGTTCAGAAGCCGAAAGGAGAAGAAAACAATGGCTAAGTTTGAAAATCGCTACGGCGTGCGAAAAATTGTCTACAAGCAGAAATGCCGGTGCTTCTGCCCCATCGGAAAGGCAGACTACACCAATGAATTTACCGTGACCATGGAGCCGGCAGAGATTATCCCGGACTACTGCGAGATCGACAAGTTCATCCGCGAATGTCTGGAAGGCGAAAGCCTGGTCATCGAGGAAGCGGCCAGCAAGCTGAAGAAAAAGCTGGTTGAGGAAGTGCACCCCAGCTGGATCATGGTCGAATCCGCGGTGAATGACGCACCCCACGGTAATGTGGTCGTTATGGTATGAGGGGGACAGGGAACATGAAAAACACCAAAGCCCTCTGCCAAACTGCAGTTGTCGCGGCTCTGTATGTCGCATTAACTACCCTGAACCCGCTGTCCTGGGGAGCTGTGCAGTTCCGCGTGGCCAATATGCTGTGCGCACTCCCGTTCAAGGATAAGCGGTATGCCCCGGCGGTGCTGCTGGGAATTGCAATCGCAAACGCAACGAGCCCTTTCGGCCCGGTCGATGTGCTCTTTGGCCTGCTGGCTGAGGGGACTGCATACGCACTGGTGGTCTGGGGGCCGTGGAAAAAACTGGGGATTCTGTGGAAAGCGGTTATCCTCTCCCTGTCCGTGGCTCTGTTCATCGGCGTGGAACTGTCTATGATGGTCGGCGCACCGTTCTGGCTGACAAGTGCTGGCCTGTTCGTGGGCACATTCCTAGCTGTGGAACTGGGAAACCTGATGATCTCTAAAACCGCTCTCGCAAAGGTCGTGTGAGAGGGGACGCGGCGCTGGCTCTGCAAAGGGTCGGCGCTTTTTCTTCGGAACAACACAACAGCCCGGGTAGATACCGGGACAGAAAATGAAGAAGGATAGTGGTGGCGATGTAGATGGAAACGCGAGATAAGGCGTTCACCCTTTATAAGAAAGGGATGGGATGCACCGAAATCGCAAAGAAGCTGGGCGTATCGCTGAACACTGTGAAATCGTGGAAGAAGCGCTATTGGGATGCACAAAAGGGTGCACCCAAGAAACGCACCTCGCCGCACCCCAAAGGTGCATCCTCCAAGCGCACCCCGAA